AAGGAGGGTTCATTGACTTCAAGGGTATAGTTCTTGTATTTCGCAGTCCCGGGATCATAAGGATTTTCATAGGTGAAGGCTTTCCATGCTGATTGCTGTGTATAAACTGAATCAATCACTATATGGTAGCCACTATCTAACTTATGCGTTACTGTTACTGTATCAGGCCAATCTACAATAGTTAAAACTGCACCAACCTTTATGTTATTGTAATCAGTCGTTGACCATAATCGTAATATATGGCCAGTGCCATAAATCCATTCATACACATCTTGAGCGATTAAACCGTTAGAATCTCCTGAGACCTCTCCCCCGCCTTTTGATAATCCACTTGATACCTGAAATGATATGGGTTGCCGATATACGCCATCCCATATATCGACTGCATTCTGAAAGGGTGCATCTAGCGTAACCTGATAGATATATGTCGTGCCTGCGGAAAGTTCAAAGAGATACGCATAGAGGTAAAGGCCCTCAAAACAGAGAGGTTTTGCGACTGGGCTGGAACTGTAATTCCAAGAGAATGTGCCGCTCTGCTTCATCGATCCACCAGAATCAGTTCCGTCTGATGGGGTATCTACGGCCTCGAAAGAATCACCATCCCAAATCTTGCAAGTTGTGGTGGCTGATCCCGTACCATTGGCTGTACGCAAAGCATATTTAACGCCTTGAAGTGGTCTCGTCGATAACACGAGCCATTTATAGCCGGTAGTTCCGACAACGTATGCAGCTTCCGCAGCGGAGTTTATCGCATTGTTAATCCTATCGGTATAATCCGTTGCCTTCTGATAATCGTAATGTGTTGGGACCGTGACGGTAACGGTATCCCCTTTCACTTCAGCGGTAAGGACACCCGTGTCAAGTGTAAGGGTGAGCCCATCGTTAGAAATGCTCACAAGTCGGAAAGAATTATTGTTGCTGGTACTTCCCGATACCGTTATTATCTGCCCCGCTTTAAATCCTGCCTGAATGAAGTTCTGAGCATCGCTTACAATCGTATCGGCACTGGCCCCACCATCAACGAAAGCGATATCAGTAGCGGTGACCGTGGGAACGTAGATACTGAAAAATCCCGCACAGCGCATCTCCTCACCCGCCCAGATACAAGTCTCCTCGCCGTTGCAATAGCAGACCTGGCCTCCCGGGGCATCGGAGAATCTACCCTCTAGGGAATAGCCTGAATCCGTATGAAGGGCGGTGGCTACAAAATCTCCTTGGCTCGGGATTGCCGTCTGGTTTTGATAAACCTTAGAATAGTTGCTCGCCACTGTGTCGTGCTCGGTATGTACCAACACGTAGGTCTTTTTGGTGAATTCGCTCCGTAGTTGAAAGCCGTTTCGGATATTCTCGTAATTATAGGTGCTCAAAGAGGTGGTGTTTATCTTGGAGTACCCCAGAACGCTCTCAAGGTGTATGATCTCATCTCCGGCATATCTATAATTCTGAAGGGTTTTGAAGTTTTTCGCCCCTATCTCGATCGGTTCATTGTCCGGTAGCCATTTGCCGTCAAAGGGGATGAAGACGTTTTTCAGCTCTGTATTCGGTGCTTCATAAAGCGAATCAAGGGACATTGTGGCGAGCGGATGTTCTTGAACTACCTCCATGTCGGGAGCCGAGGGCAATTCTTCGATAAGTATAGGCTGAGGATGTTCTTGAACTACCTCCATGTCGGGAGCCGAGGGCAATTCTTCGATAAGTATAGGCTGAGGAGGTACTTGTTCGATTATCTGTTTATCGGAAGCTACAGGTATCTCGGCAGAGATCTTGGTTTTAATCTCTTCCATAAGAACGCCTATTTCATCATACTTAGCCATTAATTATCTGCCTTCTGGAATAAAAAAGTTATCCTTTGCCTCTGCCATAAGACTTGTCCTGCAGATATCTCCCCTGTGAAACATCAAATTATTGAGATACATAGCCATGAACATCTCAAAGTCATCTTTCCATCCCTCGGATAGTCGCGCCATTGCGAGGGTATAGGGCACCGCAAGCCATCGCATACAGCATGGAAGGTCGGTAATGGTTTCCGTAACTTTGGAGTAAAAGGCGGTAACTATATATTCATCATCGGGAACGGGATAAATCCCTATCTTGCTATGATGATGATACCAGTGATAAGGTTCACCGATGAGAGAAAGGGGCAAATGTCCTACGAGCCGTGGATGGATCTGGCTCAGGCCCCGGTAATCGGTATCGTAGACAGAAGATGATTCATAGAATTGAATATCGGTAATGCTGCAAGTCCCAGCAGGGACTTCAAACTGTAACCGGGAGAGGTCATAACTGCCGAATGTAAGAACTAATTCAGTTCCAGAAACATAAGAATTGTCTATCGCACCGCCTATGGTATCATCATTCGCATCAATTATTGAAAACCCATCTAAAGCGACACCTGTATATGTAACCTTTACATGGGTAGGTCTATACGCAACATACCAACTTCCATTGACCGAAAGCGATCTGCTTTGACTTCCGCCCGCGGGAACCAATAAATTCCACTTTTCTCCATCCCACCATTCAGGATGCCCCAAGTATTGCATATCCTCGTTATCAAAATGTTGTGCCCAATCGTATGAAGTTCCCACGCCTCCCTTCAAACATCCAAGGGCTTTGACACATCCATCCGGCTCATCGTATTCAAGAGTATTCTCGGAGGTTTGAAAGACGTGGGTTTGCTCATAGCAACCCGTTTTCGTGCTGATATCTATGGACGCTTCCTGAACCCATTTGTTGAGTTGGTCGTCAATCCATCGTACAGCCGATTTCTCGTTGAGTATCGCCCGGATTGTCTGCAATAAATATGCTGTAGTGAATAGACATGCCATTTCATTTTTATCCTACTGCTATAGCCCTGTCGGGAATCTGAAACATTTCCTTAGAATCAATACCCCGCTCATACAGATCCGCACGGTAGAAATGAATCGAGTTGATATACATGGTAAGCCACTGTCTACCTTCCGCTTCCATCTTCTGCTTGCGTCGAGCCATGGCAACCGCGTAATAAATGGCTAGAGGTTGATAGTAGTAGGGCAGATTGGTAATAGTTTCATCTGCCATGGAGTAGAAAACCTTAACCTTGCCGGTAGCGGTTACTACCGCAGCATTGCTTACAGGGAAAATGCCGAGTTCATCGCCAAAGATATAATAGTAATAAGGTTCCCCTGGTGTCCGTTCCTGTGTACGGCCAACTATCCGGGGATGAATTTTCATCAAGCCCCTATAGACATTGGTGCTGTCATAATATACCGCCCCGTAAATCTTGAGGATATCGTCAATAGAATCACCGCCATCCAGAGCGCCATAAGTAAGCACAGGCGTTGAAACGAGCGTAATATCACCTGATTTCTCATAGCACAGGGTCTTGGTTGTGATGTCTATGCAGGCTTCTTGAATCCACTTATTGAGTTCATCGTCCGTCCAGTAGTTTGCGGTGGGTTCGTTTAGGAGTGATCTTACCTGTTGCAGGGCTTCGGCTGCTGTATAGCCATCTGATAAATCTAATGCTGACATTTTATATCTCCTTTATTGCGCTACAACCGTTCTATCGGGTATCTGCATATCGCTCTTGGCGTCTACCGGACGCTCGTAAAGGTCAACCCTATGGAAATTCATGGCGTTGATATATTGCGTGTAGAGCTCCATGGCTTCCCTATTTTTCCGCTCCTTGAACCGTGCCATCGCAGCCGCATAGACAATAGCGAATTGCTGATAGTGATCCGGCAGGTCGGTAATTGCATCCGCTACAAGCGAGCAATTCACGATAATGGGGCCGGTAAGTGCCGCTTCGATTGCAGTAGGAAGAGGGAAAAACCCTAATTTTCCCCCAAAGTGATAGTAATAATAGGGAGGACCTGGGGTTGCCTGCGGTAGGTGTTGTATCATGCGAGGGTGTATCTTGTTTAATCCCCGATAGCCATTGCTGCCATCATCATAGATGCAGGTATATACCTTCACTACCTGGGCAATCCCGTTAGTAGCAGGAGCCGCGAGAAAGTCTGTATATTCAAGTTGATTCGCAACTAAGGCCAGCGTGTTTTTATGCTCGTAACACAGCGTCTTGGTGGAAATATCCACCGCAGCTTCTATCACCCAGTTGTTCAACTCCTCATCACTCCAAAAACCCGCAGTTGGTTCGCCTATAAGCGCCCGTACCTGCACCAATGCTTCAGCCGCGCTATATGGTAAGGATATTGCTGCCATTTTATGTTTCTCCTTTAATAATACCCATCCTCCGCATCACTCTCGTAGTAGATGGGTTCTTTGTCCTCGGGACCGATAAAAGCCAGGAGGTCGCCCATGGCTTTCTGAAACTTTTCTTCAAATTTCTCGGATCTGAGCGTTTTCCCCTTTGTGGATTGCTCCACCATGCCAAGGATTTCCTTCGCGGCGTAGTTCACCAATAATCGTTCATGGAGGTGCGATGGTACGCCGTCTGGTGTGGAATCACTGGCAGACATTTCAGTTGGAACCCTGTAGTAGTGAAGCGTGAGGGGTTCAGCAGTAGTTGGCATCGGCTGGTAGTAAAGGAGATCACCCTTAACCGCTACAACCGCTACATCGCCGTCCTCATCGAGAAGGGGGTATTTCCGTAAGAGCTTGTGAAAGGAATCGAAAACCTGAATCCGTTTATCCTGGGAACCACTCGACACATAGAAGAGTCCACGGCCATAATCGGAAGGAAGAGCCACACAGGGAGATTTTATGGTCACTTCTTCCCCTGCGCTCTCTGCGGTGAGCTCATCCGTGCTCACAAGGGTAATAGTGCCCGCTGCAACCGTAGCTAGAGAATGATACGACTCATCATTATTCAAAGATCCGGATACATGAATAAGCATCCCTGCCGCAAAACCGGATGTCACAAAGGCACTATCCGAATCGGTGATGGTATCCGCACTCGCGCCCCCGTCCACAAATGCAATCGTGGTTGCATCGGCTATAACAACCGTATTCACCTTTGCAGTTTTATGGAGTTCAGGTAGGGGCGGGGACAGCACTCCCTCATACATGGCTATCCCCGCAGCTATGCGGTTTACCCCTTCATTCAGATATGCGGTAATATCCGTCGTTCCGAATGCAGTGATATCTGGTAGAAGGGCCTTTTTAACCTTTTCCTGTAGTGTAGATAACGTAGCCATTTAACACTCCTTATTTAAGGCGTTGAAAGACTACGTATCGTTATACTTGCAGCCGATAAGGATCGAGTATCAGTGTTACGTGAACCTTATCCGTAACCTGATCAAAATCAGAAGTTACGATTTGAATAATGCCATCTTTGGCTATCTCCTGGTCTGCATCTGCCGCTACATAAGTAGCGAGTTCTCCCGCTACATCGGTAGCGAATGTGGCTGTACCGATAGTCGTTCCACCAATGCCATTACTAACCACAACAGTTTCATCAGCCATACCGGTGTCCTGAGAGATTGCACGAACATCCTTAATATGGCAGGCATACGGAGCTGCTACGAAGTAAGTTTCACTCTCTAACAACATCATGTCTATCGCGTCACCTGTAATCATGACATGTCTCCTTAGATTTAAGGTCTTGAATGATTAATCTTTACGTTGCCGGCGTTATTCTATAAGGATCGAGAACGAGCGTTACGTGAACTTTGTCAGTGGGATTATCAAATTCAGAAGTCACTATCTGTATGATGTCGCCCTTATCTACTTCCCGATTTCCAGCCGATGGCACATAACCAGCAAGTTCACCTGCTACGTCAGTGGCGAATGTGGCTACTCCAATGGCTGTACCACTAATACCGTCAGTTACCGTAACGGTTTCTCCATCCATGCCGGTATCTTCAGATACTGCAAGAACATCCGCAACATTGCAGTTGTAAGGCGCTGCCACGAAGTAGGTTTCTTGCGATACGAGCATCATGTGAATAAGATTTCCAGTTATCATCACAAATCTCCTTAAATTGAGGGCGTTGGCCGCCTCATGACGGCCATAACCCGGTTAATTAACACCTCTTAGTTAGGCTCAGTGAGGCCGGTGTGCCGGCAGTGAGCCTTCCTATTGCTGCATACCAACTGACCTACCCAACGGGTGTTCGCGGTTTTGGCATCAGGTTGTTCCTTGTCATATTCCCACTTGGGCTCGGTGAAGTTGTAGTCCTGGTGCGTCTTGATTTTTAGATAATTCAAGTTGAGCGCATCGAGATAACCCGTGGTCTGGTTGTCATCGGCCACAACCGGGGCCCGCTTGTGGAGAACATTGTCAAAACCTGCCTGTACTAAGGCCTGATCGCTGAATCGCTGTTGGGTCTGCAAGGTCCGCTCGTAACCATCCTTCAAAACCTCTGTGGTAATGCAAAGGTTGGGTTTCTTAGATGCGGCAACGCCGATTGCAGGGGTTCTGAATATCTTCTGCATGACCTTGAAGCTGATCGCCTCTGAGGTCGTAATGACGTTATCGCACCAAACCGACATATCATTTTCGCAAATACCGCCGTATTTAGTACTGGCTGTAGTTTCAAACAAATTCCCAAGACCCATAAAACTGGGGGCGGTGCCTTCAGCATAGATCTCTGAGCCCATCTTGTTTCTGATTGTTTTCTCAATATTTCGCAGTTTCATGAGTACGAGTTTCACCATTGCCTCTGCACCACTGTTTTGAACCGTCTCATCTAAATCAATGGTGTTTGAAGCATAGTAGCCGGCCCATCCAAAACGGGCCGCGTTCATGATGGTTACCTTGTTCTGAGGAATCTTAGTGGTATTCCCGTAACTGCCACTATTCGCCTCGGCATACTCAAGAAAAACCCTAATCTTCTCGCCGCCATCAATAAGTTCGCTGGCTTTGACATAGTTCATCTCCATCCCGCCTCTGCCCATGAGTTTCCAAAGCAGGACGTTCTCGGTGAAGAATATGTCAATGGGCCTTTTGACAATGTAATCGGATGTAGCGGCCTGTATCTGTGTTAGATCAAAGCTCATAATTCAGTCTCCTTATGATTTACCCACCTCCCGCGCCTTGGAGAGCGGCTTTTAACATGCTGGCCTCCATTTCGGCATCGTTAAGCGGTGTTTTCTGTTTATTTGTCTGTGTGATGCTCTCGCCTGCTTTCGTCAACACGGTCTTAGTGGCCGTATCCCCTGCCGCTAGTCTCGCGGCCTCTGCCTTGCCATTTTCAAAGGCTTCAGCAGCTTTGTAGGCAAAGTAGGCTGAGAAATCGTCATGCATCCCGCCGTATTCCTGCTTAAAGGGTTCGAGTTTTCCCGAATCCCTCAACGTGGTAAAGTCGGAATGGTCCTTCAGGAATTGCTTCTGAAGTCCCTCTGCATCACGTTCTTGTAAGGTTGTTTGGAAACTCTCGCTCGCCTTTGCCACTGCCTTTTCAGCCGCCATCTCTGCGGTAAGGGCATTCGACTGTTGCATGGCTTGTTCAATGCTGAGATCCCCATCTTCCAACTGCTTGTAGATGTCGGCAAGTTGGGACTCATATGTTGTCGTGGCTTCGCCGGGAGATCCTTCTTTCCTTGCCGCTTCCTGCATACTTGTGAGCTGCTCCGTGAGCGTTTTAGTTGTTGTTCTCAGTTGGCCGAGTTCATCGCCTTGCTCTCCGAGTTTGCTCTCAAGACTCTGGTAAGCCGCAGCAAGGGCCTCCGGTGACTCATATTCCTTGTCACCCACCTTGATCGTTTTCGGTGCTGCATCTATGATTTCTTCCGTACCCTCTTCCGGGGGAAGTGGAGCACCAGCGGGGATTATTCCCGCTTCTTCATTTCCTTTTTTCTCTGCCATGATTTTTCTCCTTTTTGGGACCCGCTTGGCTACGGGGTGTCCCTGGTTTATGGTTGTTGGTTCGGGATCTGCGTTATGCAGGGTGTCCCGGGTAAACGAAAAAAGCCCAACCCAGGAATTTCTTCCTAGATCGGGCTTCTAAATAACTCTGCCTTTATGACAGAGGTTTATCCGTTACCGATGGTGATTATTCAAATCGTTGTGCTATTTCATTACACAATCTCCTCTCGATTGTCCTTGTAAACCTTGCTTATCCCGCCCTCTCGGGCATGTATCTCCAACTTTAACATGCCTGTGGGCTTTTGGTCAAGCCAATCCTTGATTGCTTTGAGGATGGACTTCAGTTTATGTTCCTGTTTCATCATTTCCCGCTCAATCGTTCCCTGGCTTGGCTACCAGGAGTCTTTTGCCGATGGCTCTTTTTGACTGCTTTTCCACTTCCAAGATTCCCCATGGCTATTTGATAGCATCGTTGCATCGGATAACTTGGATTGTCCCGTTTGATGGCAACGGCCATTTCATGGAATTTCTGCGTGTGAATTCCTTTACCATCTGGTGGTTTTATGCCTGCATTTTGATAAATTTGTTTGATTCGTTTAGTCATTTTGAAACCTTTTTACACCGATATAAGCACTGGGCCGTATCCGTGTCGCTCCCCTATATCGTGCTTTTTCAGGTAGCGGTTAAACTCACTACGAGTCTGTAGGGGCCGTTCATCATCCGGTTGCAATGTCATGCAGGCACTTGCTAGCCATGTTGGTTCATCCCGTAGAGCACCGCGATTGCTGATAATGCGCTTTGCAGACTCCCCGCACTTGGGGCACTTCATATACTCCGTCTTGTCGAAATCGGAGATAGGCAATACCTCTTCAAAGGTGTTTCCACATTTGCACTCGTATATGTATATAGCAGCCATCACTTCTCCACGTATTCAATGATCCAGTCGGTGACAAACATATCAGTCGCAGTAAAGTCCTGCGGAAGCTGGCCTATGGGAATGATAAGTTTTTCAACGGAGAGACCTGATTCAATATCGAAGAGTTCTTGAACTGTAGGATCTGTGATTTGCAAAGGGATTACTTCTTCTCTTAGTTTAGAAAGTCTCTTTTCTTCTAAGTCATTCCTTGATTCTTTGGCCTCCAATATTTCTATTTCTTTTTTCTGTTTTTCGTGATCCTGATCATGTTTTTTTGCCATATCCTCAAGCATCT